AGTTGATGCTGAGGAGAGAGAACTGGTAAGGGAGATAACTGAGAGGGAAAATAACGCAATTATTGTTGCCTCTTATGGAACTTTTTCTACTGGTATCAATATTAAAAATCTCCATAATGTTATCTTCGCCTCACCTAGCAAATCCAGAATCAGAAATCTTCAAAGCATTGGAAGAGTTCTTAGAAAAGGAAAGGACAAAGTAAAGGCAACACTTTATGATATTGCTGATGATTGCACACATAATTCAAGAAAGAATTATACTCTCAATCATTTAATAGAACGAATAAAAATTTATAACGAAGAAAATTTCAATTATGAAATTATTACAATTCAATTAAAGAAATGATAGAAGACGACTTTTATGCAACCGTCAAACTAAAAACTGGAGAAGAAATATTTGCAAAGGTTGCTGCCTCTGAGGAAGATGACAGAACTCTGCTCATTATTTCCAATCCAGTCATAGTGTCTGAAATAAAAAGTAGAATGGGTGTAGTCGGTTACAAACTAGAACCCTGGTTAAAGACCACTAAAGAAGATATGTTTTTAGTAAATATTGAAGATGTACTTACAATGAGTGAGTCTTCTGATATTGAAATGATTATGATGTATCAATCTTATTGCAGACAATCAAGCAAGGTTAAAGGCAGGGAATGTAAGATTGATAGAAAAATGGGATATATCTCTAATGTAAATGATGCTAAAGATATTTTAGAGAAGATCTTTAAAAGTATCTAAGAATATTATTTTTCAACCTCCACAAAGGTTATTATACCCGAACTGGAGGACTTGTCAAGTAGTTAATTTTGTGTTAATATTCATACATATTAATGATAAGAAATCATGATAACCACAGCAGTTATGACCAGAAGAAAGCGGTCAGAGCATTATGTCAATAACAAAGAATTTTTAGCGGCACTTATTAAGTACCGTGAGGACAAGGAAATTGCAGAGATTCAGGGAAAACCAAAACCCCCTATCCCTCGCTACATTGGAGAGTGTTTCCTGAAGATTGCAAATCACCTATCATTTAAACCAAATTTTGTCAATTACATGTTCAAGGAGGACATGATTTCAGACGGTATTGAAAACTGTGTGCAGTACATTCACAACTTCAATCCTGAGAAGTCTCAGAATCCTTTTGCATACTTCACTCAAATCATTCACTATGCTTTCCTTCGTCGTATCCAAAGAGAGAAGCGTCAGTTAGAAATCAAAAATAAAATCCTGGAACGCTCAGGGTTCTCTGAGGTATTTACGGATGACAACACTCTTGACGGTGGGAACTATTCCGACTACAATAGCATCAAAGATGGTGTCCATTCCAAACTTCGCTATTGAATGAAAGTTGCAATTATTACAGATCAGCACTTTGGAGCACGGAAGAACTCAAAACTCTTTCATGATTACTTCCTAAAGTTCTATAATGATGTATTTTTTCCAACCTTAATTCGGGAAGGAATTACTACAGTTATTGATATGGGTGATACTTTTGATAGTCGTAAAGGTATTGATTTTTCTGCCCTGTCTTGGGCGAAGGATCATTATTACGATACCTTAGAGACCATGGGAATAACGGTTCATACTATTGTTGGGAATCATACTGCATATTATAAGAATACAAACGAAGTAAATGCTGTGGATTTGTTACTTCGTGAATATCGTAATGTGACAGTGTATGCAGAACCCACAGAAGTTTTGTTGGATAAATTAAAGGTATTGTTTATTCCCTGGATTAATCAGGAGAATGAGCAAAACACTATGCAGATGATTGAGAACACTTCCTGCTTCTTTGCAATGGGTCATTTAGAACTCAATGGATTTTCAGCATATCGTGGTCATACTATGGATCATGGTATGGGACGAGAATTATTTGATAAGTTTAAGCGTGTATTTTCTGGACATTACCATACAAGATCTAATGATGGAAAGATCTTTTATCTAGGAAATCCTTACGAAATTTATTGGAATGATGTTGGAGATCCAAGAGGATTCACTATCTTTGATACAGAAACTCTTGAACACACTCCAATAGATAATCCTTACAAGATTTTCTATAATATTTACTATGAAGATACTAACTATCAAACTTTTAATTGCTCAGAGTATAAAAACAAAATTGTACGAGTAATTGTACGTAAAAAAACAGATCAGAAAAAGTTTGAAAAGTTCATTGACAAACTCTATGAATCAAATATTGCTGAACTTAAAGTAGTTGAGAATTTTCAAATTCAAGAGTCTGAAAATTTTGAAGCATTTGAAAGTGAAGATACTTTGTCCATTTTAAATAGGTATGTTGATGAGTCTGAAATCAATCTTGATAAATCAGTGATTCAAAGAATTCTACAAGAAATTTATCAAGAGGCATGTGAATTAGTGTAAAATGTTTATTCTAACAATCAATGGCAGAGAAAAGGAGGGAGCGTATTCAGTAACAGATGATGATGGAGAGCAAATTCTCTATCTATTTGAAGAGGAAGATGATGCCACACGATATGCTATGATGTTAGAAGAAGAAGGATATCCTGAAATGCATGTCATAGAAATAGAAGATGAAATAATGCTTAAAACTTGCAAAATTCACGGGTATCAATACACAGTTATTACTCCAAACGATATTGTAATTCCACCTGAAACTGATCATGATTTTATTTAAGACTATTCGTTGGAAAAATTTTCTCAGCACTGGCAATCAATTTACTGAAGTTAATTTTAACCAAAATCAAACAACTTTGATCATCGGCACTAATGGTGCTGGTAAAAGCACTGTTTTGGATGCGCTTACTTTTTCTTTGTTTGGGAAACCTTTTCGTAAAATCAACAAACCTCAACTTATCAATTCTGTAAATGAAAAGGATTGTAAAGTTGAGGTCGAGTTTTCTATTGGACCAGTTGAATGGAAAGTTGTTCGTGGAATCAAACCAGCAATTTTTGAAATTTGGAGAAATGGTTCTGCCCTGGACCAATCTGCTGCAGCATTAGATCAGCAAAAATGGTTGGAACAAAATGTTTTGAAAATGAACTATAAGTCTTTTACTCAAATTGTAATTTTGGGTAGTAGCACTTTTGTTCCTTTCATGCAACTTCCAGCTGCTCATCGTAGAGAAGTGATTGAAGATTTGTTGGATATTAAAATCTTCTCCTCTATGAATTCGATTATCAAAGAAAAGATTCGCACAACAAAAGAAGACATTAAAGTATTAGAACTTAAAAAAGAGTCTCTCTTTGATAAAGTCAAAATGCAAAAAGACTTTATTGACGAGTTAGAAAATCGTGGTAATGCTAATATTAATAACAATAAAGAAAAGATTACCAAGTTAGATTCTGAAGTTGGTGTTTATATGAACGAGAATGCTCTTTTAGAAGAAAATATTTTTAAATACACAAAAGAGCAGGAGATTGTTACTGGTGCTGCAGATAAACTTCGTAAGCTAGGAAATCTTAAAGGTAAGATCTCCCAAAAAGTATCATCAATTACTCAAGAGCATAAGTTCTTTACAGAGAATACGGTTTGTCCTACTTGCACACAACCGATTGAGGAAGAGTTCAGAATAAATAGAATTAACGACGCTCAAGATAAAGCAAAGGAGTTGCAATCTGGTTATCAAGAACTAGAAGAGGCAATTAAAGAGGAAGAGGAGCGAGAGCGTCAATTCACAGCACTATCTAAGGAGATTTCAAAACTAACGCATGGCATTTCTCAAAACAATACTAAGATCGCTGGATGTCAGAGACAAATCAGAGATCTTGAATCTGAAATTCAAACTATTACCGAGAACCTTGCAAACCGAAATTCTGAACATGAGAAGTTAGAATCCTTCAAAGATACTCTAAAAACTACATACGACGAACTCGCTTCCTTAAAAGAGACAATCAACTACTACGATTTTTCGTATAGTTTGCTTAAAGACGGTGGAGTAAAATCCAAAATCATTAAGAAGTATTTGCCGCTCATCAATCAGCAGGTCAATCGTTATCTGCAAATGATGGACTTCTATATCAACTTTACCCTTGATGAGGAGTTTAACGAAACCGTCCAGTCTCCAATTCACGAAGACTTCTCTTATGCTTCTTTCAGTGAAGGGGAAAAGATGAGAATTGACCTTGCACTACTCTTTACGTGGAGGGAAGTTGCAAGAATGAAAAATTCAGTCAATACAAATCTTCTGATTATGGATGAGGTGTTTGATTCGTCACTTGACGGTTTTGGAACTGATGAGTTCCTTAAGATCATTAAATATGTCATTAAAGACGCTAACGTTTTTGTCATCTCCCACAAGACTGGTCTAGAGGACAAATTTGAAAGTGTCATAAAGTTTGAGAAAGTCAAAGGTTTTTCGCGTATGGTAGTCTGATCTACCCAAGAACAATGCAAGTCCCAAACTGGAAGCACCATTCCAAGAAAGAACAGAAACGAAAACTTAAACCGCAAGCACTGAGGCAAGCCAAAGCACGACTCGCCCAGTTCAAAAAGCGTCATATGGGTCGTCCAAAAGGCGACCTTTCGTTTTATGATGGTTTCATACGAAAAGAGTTCCATGCCTGTCCGTCACGAAATCAAGTCTCAACTTGCTAAACTGCTTGCCACTGAAGACCTGGTGGTGGAGCATAAGAATTGCCAGACTGCTCAGTTTAACGTTCATACTCGTGTTTTGACTCTGCCTTTGTGGGAGAAGGCAAGCAATCTCATCTATGATCTTCTGGTGGGGCATGAAGTTGGACACGCACTCTTTACTCCCGATGAGGATTGGACTCAAACCGTAAAAGTTCCTCCTCAGTTCGTGAATGTAGTTGAAGATGCTCGCATCGAGAAACTAATGAAGCGCAAGTATGCTGGACTTGCTAAGACTTTTTTCAATGGATATAAAGAACTGAATGAGGAAGATTTCTTTCAAGTTGCTGATGAAGATATTTCTGCATTTAATCTTGCTGACCGCGCTAACCTTTACTTCAAGATTGGTAACTTTATCACTCTAGATTTCAAACCAGAGGAAAAGGAAATCATTGATCTGATTGGTTCTACTGAAACTTTCGCAGATGTTTTGATCGCAGCAGAAGAACTTTATAAGTACTGCAAAAAAGAAAAAGAACAGAAGCAAAAGGTTGCTGATTTTGATTCCCATGAAACTCAAGGAAAATCTGTAGACACCAATAACTCCTCTCCTGAGCAAGAAAAAGAGAGTGATGACTCTCAGGAGCAACCAGGAGAAACTGACTCGTATGGTGGCACCGCTGAGGGTCAAAACACTCAGACAAATCCTGATGAGAACAAAGAACCTGAAGTAAAAACTGCTGATAACCTTGAGGATGAACTTCGCAAACTAATCAACGATGATGGTTATGAAAACGTTTATATCGAAGTTCCTCAGGTAAATCTTGAGACTATTATTGGTAAGAACTCTGAAATTCATAAAGAGATTGATAGTTCTTTCTCTCAGCAACAGAATTTGCATAATGAACATGCAAAGGAAAAGGGATTTAATCCAGTAAATCTCTTTTTTAAAATCGACAACGAGTTCAAAAAATTCAAACTTTCTTCTCAAAAGGAAGTTAGTTATTTGGTAAAGGAATTTGAATGTCGTAAAGCGGCAGATCAATATTCTCGTGCTTCTACCGCTCGCACTGGTGTTCTTGATACTGCTCGTTTGCATTCATACAAGTTCAGTGAAGATCTTTTCAAGAAAGTTACTGTGATTCCTGATGGCAAAAATCATGGTCTAGTTTTCATTCTTGATTGGTCTGGTTCTATGTCTCATGTAATGCAAGACACTTGTAAGCAACTTTTCAACCTCATTTGGTTCTGTCGGAAAGTATCAATTCCCTTTGAGGTTTATGCTTTTACAAACGAATGGCGTCGGGGTGAGTATGACTATGATACGGGTCGTTACGTTGCTGCTGATCGTTTTCCTCACATTGAAAAGAAAGAAGGAGTTTTCTCAATTGATGAAACATTCTCTCTTATGAATATTCTTACCAGTAAAGTTTCTGGTAAGGAAATGGAAAAGCAAATGATGAATATCTGGCGTCTTGCTGGTTGCTTTGGTGACACTTATCGGACTCCATATAATTATCCAGATCGTCTTTGTCTTTCTGGAACTCCTTTGAATGAGGCATTGATTTCTCTTCACCAAATTCTTCCTAAGTTCCAACGTGATAATAAACTTCAGAAAGTTCAGTGTATTGTTCTTACTGATGGCGAAGCAAATCATCTTCCGTATCATGTTGAAGTTCAGCGTCATTGGGAATCTCAACCCTATATTGGAACACGTCATGTAAATCCCGATAAGTCTTTCCTCAGGGATCGCAAACTTGGAACTACCTATAAGTTTGATTATGGGTATCATCAATTTACGGATGTTCTTCTTAAAAATCTTAAGGACAAGTTTCCGACTGTTAATTTTATTGGTATTCGTGTTCTTGAGGGGCGTAATGCAAATCGCTTTATTAATCTATATCACTCTGAAAGTGATAAGCAGTATGAAGTCATTCAAAATGATTGGAAGAAAATGAGAAGTTTTACTATCACCAATTCTGGTTATGACGCATATTTTGGTTTGTCAGCGTCTGCACTTTCTCAGGATACTGAGTTTGAAGTTGCTGAGGATGC